TTGTTTTTGTGGGACCAGGATCAGATGAAATAGAAAATGCCACATTGATTTTGCCCGGATCCATTGTGAATCAGGCTACCAGTCCCATGGCCACGTCTGTGTCTGAGAATGCCAACACTGCGTTGAACCCCAATGCCACGGCCATGCAAACCAAGTACAAAAATTGGAGTATCACTGCAGGCATGCAGATTGTGCAGGTGATTGACCTGGCCATACGCAACAGCAGTTATATCTACAATCAAAGTCTCACAGTGCTCAATGCTCAAGGCAAAGAACAAGTAAACGCTTCGGTAGCCAACAACATAAGCGATAGCAAGCCCATGAAATGGTTCAAGATCAATTTTGTGGCCATTCCCATTGCCAACGATCCTGCTCGCAATGACTATGCTTACAAACTGCGATTTGAAATCAGTGCCTACACACTACGAAGATTTGACAGCAGATACTTTCCATTGACTCCATTTCGCGGGGTGCATAAAAGTTATCCTTACTGGTTCACTGGCCAAAACACCGCAGTGTTGGACTACACAGCCAGGTTCAGCAACTTGTACACTATCACTGTGTCTGGCGGACCTAGCGAAGAAGCCAACGTGACCAAGCTCCGACGATCTCAGACTGCCAACATGCGCGAACTTGTAAAAATCAATTATTTTCCAACCAGCACAGAAAGCAACAAAGGTGCAGCCAACAATGCCAATGAAGTGGGTGCTAATGCATCTGAATACCTATATGCAGAAGACAGTCCGGGCGGCACTGACCTGCGTATTATTGGTGATCCAGGTTGGATACAGCAAGGCAGTCTCACTGGCCGATTGACCAATGGCAAGGACTTTAGCATACTGCCTTTCCTGCCAGACGGCACTATAAATTATGATGCTGCACAGGTCATGTTTGAAGTGAGTTGGCAACGTCCTGAAGACTATGATCTCACCACTGGACTGGCTGACCCTTATGCCAGACCAGGCAATGCCAGCCGACAACCGCAGCAAAGCAATGTGTATGTGGCCACCAAGGTCATGAGTGAATTCCGTGGGGGTAAATTTGAACAAGTGATCAATGGCGTTTTGTTCAATTATCCAAAACCTGATGGACTCAACACTGTGAATGGTGGAGCCACCGTTGGCAAATCCACAGACAAAGCAGCCGCGGCAGCTGGCACAGCCAGCACCGCAGTGTCCAGCAACGGCACAGCAGAACGAGAAAATGCCGCAGTGTCTGGCGTGAGAACCAGTACAGATGGTGCCGGACCCAACCCCATCTCAGCCACTGCTGGTGGACCCAACGGATTCTTGGCCAGCGCACAAAAACAATTACAAGGTTTAGGAGCCATAATACCCAGCAGTTTGAACACAGCAACAACACAGGCCATCAACAACGCCATTGCACCATTTGCCGCAGTCAACAATGTAACACCGGCTAGTTACCCACGTGCGCCCACAGGATCTGGTGTGGGTCCAGCACCATTGCCCAGTCTGGCTGACGCAGGCTTGCCAGACGTGCTGCGAACCGCAGTGAAAAAAATCAACGACAATCCCCTGACCACAGCAGTGTACGGACGAACACAATTGATATCTAAAGATGCTTAAGGACTGACATGGCAGAAGAAATACAACGCAGTAGAGGAAGACCGGTAAATTTCAAACAAGATCGTGGTGGTGTGGCCACAGAGTTTGGTCCTTTCACTGCCATAGTAAAAAACAATGTGGACCCCACTAGATCTGGGCGTTTGCAGGTGTTCATTGAAAATTTCAACCGTGGTGCTGATGAAAACAACAATCGATTCTGGACCACCGTGGGATACTTGCCTGGATTTTATGGAGCAACTCCCCCAGGGCAGGCACCAGACAACACAGTGGGCAGCTACCTTACCAATCAAAGCTCGTATGGCATGTGGATGACACCACCTGACATTGGTATCACTGTGGTAGTGGTGTTTGTAAACGGTGATAGAGATCTGGGTTATTATATTGGTGCTGTGCCAGACCAAGGCACCGGTCATATGATACCAGCCATAGGTGGCAGTGCAAAATATCGCACAGACAATAAAAATCAAGAAACTTACTATGTAGACTCAGCTTTGTTGCCTGTGACAGAAATCAATACCAGTAACCCTGAAGTGATTAACGATGCAAGATTTTTCGATAAGCGCAAACCTGTACATGCAGTGGTAGCTGGTGCTATGTTTCAGCAAGGACTCAACAATGATCGCGAACGCGGGCCCATAAGAAGCAGCAGTCAACGAGAAAGTCCCAGCAGAGTGTTTGGAGTATCTACTCCGGGCATCCCTGTGTATCAAGGTGGCCTTAAACCCAACGACATAGCACAAAAAATAGCCAGTGGAGAGATCCAACCAGCAGATGCTCAGGTCATAGGACGCATGGGCGGACACACTCTTGTGATGGATGACGGTGATCTGAACGGCGAAAATGCTTTGTTTAGACTGCGCACACCCAAAGGTCATCAGATCACCATGAATGACTCAGGCAACTTTTTCTATATCACACATGCCAATGGGCAGACATGGTTGGAGTTTGGACAAGAAGGCACTGTGGATGTGTTCAGCACCAACTCCATCAACATGCGCACACAGGGCGATATAAATTTTCATGCTGATCGTGACATCAACATGTTTGCTGGTGGTAACATACAGGTCAAAAGTACCTTGGCCACCACAATTGAAAGTGTGACTGATCTTTCAATATCAGCACAGAAAAATTTCAAAGTCTACAGCAAGGACACCATTGGCGTCAAAGCTGACGGCAGCCTGGCCTTGCAAAGTGCCACTGGCACATGGAATGGTGGCGAATCACTGTTGTTTACCGCAGGCGGCATTGATCTCAATGGGCCAGCAGCACCTGCAGTGACCAAGCCTGCTGTCATCATCACACGCAAACTGGATGACACCTCATTCAGCACTGCTCAAGGTTGGACAGTGGCCACAGGTAATCTTGAAAGCATTGTGAACCGAGCACCCACACACGAACCTTATCCTTATCACAACAAAGGAGTCAATATCAAAGTCAATCTTGAACCTGGACAACCATCACCTCCACCAGGTGCTGTGCCTGTACCAGCCGGCGTGGTCATTAGAGCAAAATGAAACAGTACTCATTTACTTTTGGGGGCAAAACTTTTCAGGTTGATGTACCAACTGGACTCACTGAAGCTCAAGCACGACAGATATTTGATCAACAGGCCAAGACTGGTGCATTGGTTGGACTCAAACCAGGAGACATAATTGATGCTGCCAGTCAAGCTGCTGCTTCAGTGCCCGGTGCCACAGCACAATTCACACAGGCTCTCAGCGGAATACCAGGCAGTGTGCAAGGTGCGTTGACGTCGCCAGACGCCAAAGCTGGCTTGACCAGTGCAATAGATCAAGGCAAACAAGTGTTGTCCAATATTACCAAGTCACTGTCTTCAACTCCAGTGACCAACGGAATGAGTGTGCCAGAGTTTGCCAAACAGGCACAAGCGTTGGTGCCAATTCAAGGACTCAGCAGTGTGGATGTGCGAGCAGGATTGAGTCAGGCAGCAGCTTTGATAGGACAAGCACCCACTGAAATCAGCAATGCCTTGGGTGTGGGGCAGTTTGGATTTGATGCCTCACAGTTGGAAACAGCTGGCTTGCTCAAACCAGGCACTGCCAGTGCATTTTTATCTCAGGGTGCCAATGAGCTGTCATCAATACTGCAAAGTCCCACAGTGTGGACCGGCGCAGGCGGCATCAAAGATCTGGATAGCTTTTTGTCCAACCCAGCAGCCCAAAATTTGACACAACAGAACTTGATGAATTCAGGATTGACAGCAGTAAAGCAACTGGGTCTTCCCATAGACAAACTGGACAGCAAAGCCTTGGCCGGGGTGGCACTGAATGCAGCCAAATCAGTGGAGACCACACTGGAATGGGCCAAGGGACAAGCTCTTTCTGCAGAGGCCAAGGCTGAGTATGACACCTTGGCCAAAGATGCAGCGTTTGCTGTGGGAGTAGCTCAAGAAAAACTCAATGATGCACTGAAACAAGAAGAATTTGCTGTGCCGTCAGAAAACACAGTGGACCGTGCCACACTGGATGCCGCAGTCACCAGACTGTTTGGCAATGACAAAATCCCATCCTTTGAATACGGCAGTGGCGAACGTGACGAAGCACTGGATGGCCAGTACAAAGATCTACGCAAACAATGGTCAGATATCAATGACAATATTCTTGCTGCAAAAATTAGAAGCACCTCAACAGCAGAAAATGCACAAGCCAATCTTGGCAAGGCCAATGGCTTCCTGGCACAGAGTCGAGCACTGGAAGGCCAGCTAAAAACTCTACAGCAGCAGGCAGCTGCCAAACTCAACATTGGACTTGCTTTTGACATTGGTCAACTGCTGGCTGAAGTTCAGGCCACCATCAATCAAATCCTCTATGCCACCATACCGTGGTTGCGCAGTTTGTTGAATCCCAATGCTCCGCCAGCCACACCTTTTTAAGCCATAAATATCAGTATGACCACATACATTGGCTTCAATACTATCAATCAAAACAAAAAATTCACACTCACAGATTTTGAGTTGATTCAACGTGATCTTTTGAATGCTTTCAGCATTCGCCAAGGAGAACTGCCTGGCAGACCCAGTTACGGAACCACAGTGTATGAATATCTTTTTGAAAACCAAGCTGATCAAATGCAACAGGCCATCAAGGATGAAATACAACGTGTGGCGTCAGGAGATCCACGCTTGTTTCTCAATGACATACAGGTTTTCCCACAAAACAATGGCATTTTGATACAGTTGGAAATCACAATAGTACAGACCACCGAAGCCAAAATACTTGCTATCTTTTTTGATGCACAGCAACAAACTGCCGGCTATGTATAACTGCGCCGTTTTCTTTGTCAATAAATAACTCTAGAGGCACAGAGATCAATGGCAACCACCACAAGACAGACCGCAGTATTTGGCGTAGAAGACTGGAAACAGATCTATCAAACCTATCGCGAAGCGGATTTTCAAAGCTACGACTTTGAAACACTACGCAAGAGCTTTATTGATTATCTACGATTGTACTATCCTGAAACATTCAATGACTACATTGAATCCAGTGAATTCATTGCCTTGCTGGATGTCATGGCGTTTATGGGCCAAGCTCTTGCATTTCGTACAGACTTAAACACTCGTGAAAACTACATAGACACTGCTGAACGTAGAGATTCAGTGGTGCGCTTGGCAGACCTTGTGAGCTATTCAGCCAAACGTAACACTGCTGCCGAAGGATATCTCAAAGTTTTCAACATCAGCACCACAGAAAACGTGGTGGACTACAACGGCGTAAACTTGAGCAATGTCACAGTGAACTGGGCTGATCCTACCAACCCTGATTGGCAAGAACAGTTCACAGCCATTATCAATGCCAGCCTGGTAGACAGTCAAAAAGTTGGTCGCCCCGGCAATCGACAAAGCATATTGGGTGTGCTCACCGATGAATATGCCATCAACCTGGTGCCAGGATTTTTGCCAGTGATTCCATATTCGTCCACAGTGGATGGTATCAACATGCAATTTGAAGCAGTGACTTCTACGTCAGTGGGTCAAGATTATGTGTACGAACCTGCACCTGTGCCCAGCACAGCATTCAACGTGTTATTTAGAAACGATCAACTGGGATTTCAATCAGCCAACAACGGCTATTTCTTCTTGTTCAAACAAGGTGTGTTGCAGAATCAAGACTTCAACTTGGCTGAACGCATTGCCAATCGCACTGTGGACATCAACATTGAAGGGGTGAACAATGAAGATCGTTGGTTGTTCCAATTGGACAATCTTGGCAACATTGCTCAAGAATGGCAATACGTTGAGAATATCTATCAAGCAGCAGCCGAAAGATCCACACAACTGTTGCCCACTTATGCTGTGACTTCTAGAGCCAATGACCAAATAACTCTAATTTTTGGTGATGGTGTGTTCTCACAGATCCCAGTGGGCATTTTCCGTGCGTATGTACGTGCCAGCAACGGGTTGCAGTACATTATCAATCCTGAAGAAATGCAAAATGTTGTGCTGCCCATCAGTTACACTGACCGCAACGGCAACTTGCAAACCATCACATTCACCTGTGGCATCACACGTCCTGTATCAAACAGCCAAGCACGTGAACCCATTGGGGAAATCAAACAACGTGCGCCCGGTAGATACTACACACAGAATCGCATGGTCAACGGCGAAGATTACAATATATTTCCTTACACACAATACAACAGTATTATCAAAAGCAAAGCACTGAATCGTGCGTCAATTGGTACCAGTCGATACCTTGACTTGATTGACAACACTGGCAAGTACTCATCAACCAACACATTCAGCAGTGATGGAGGTATGTGGCGTAGTTTGGTGTTGCCTACTATATTGTTCAGCTTTACCAATAGAAATGATGTGGCTGACTTGATTACCAATCAAGTGCAACCAAATGTGGCGTCAGCCATTGTGAGACAATTTTACTATTCTTATTTTCCACGAGAGTCTACCAACACAGGCAGCACCGCAGGTACTACCTGGAATCAAAGCACCACGTTGGCCAACGAAACCACTGGTTACTTTGTAAACGCAGCCGGGCAACCTATACCCATTGGCAGTGCAGTGTCAACCATATTCAGATACGTGGTGGTAGGAAGTTTGATAAAATTTGTTCCGCCCACTGGATACTACTTTGATCGCAACAACAAACTGGTACAAGGAGTTCCCACTCGAGCCGACGAAACGCTGCAGATATGGGCAACTCCTCAACAGATTGTGGGTGATGGATACAACAGCGGAACAGGTAATTTGCCGTCAGGTGCTGGTCCAATTACTATCAACAATTTTGTACCCACTGGTGCTATAATAGACACAGTGATACCGGCATTTATAACTGATTTGCCCACGGTGTTGCAAGTACAAATGGCTGATCAGATTTTGCTTTTACGCAATTTTGGACTGGGCTATGACAGTGAAGGCACCATAACAGGAACTGCGGCCACCTGGTATTTGATACTTGGTGCCAACTTGGATCAAGATGCTCCTTGGAGCCAACAATATGCTGGCAACACATCAGGCGCCGGCCTGGATGCTTCTTGGTTGGTGCAATTTGTGGTGGTCAATCAAAATTACACCATTACCTTGCGAGGCCTGGCCTACAACTTTGGCTCAGTGCTACAAACTCGCTTTTTCTTCTATGAAGATCAACTGGTGTACGACAGCCGTACCGGCAGTGTGATCAAAGACTTTATCAATGTGTTGGCAGTCAACACACAGCCTGACAGCACTGATCCATTGCCAGGCGACATTTATACCACTATCATTGGTCAACCTGTGGAAAGTGATGGCTACGTGGATGACTTCCAAGTGTTGATCAGTTACAGAGACAGTGACAATGATGGCGTGCCTGACAATCCTGATTTCTTTGAAGAAATTGTGGGCACTGCTACCAACCCAGGCAACCTGATCTTTTTGCAGCGCACATTGGACTTTGACAATTTACAACGATACTTGTTGACTGAACCAGGCCTGGTAAATTATGATTACGGCACACTTGAAGAATTAGAATTGGTAAAAACTGCTTGGAGCCCGGGACAAGTGTTTTATGCTTACCAACAAGGCACATTTTACTTGTTGGCCATCAGCTTGACCGGAGTTAGAAGCCTGGTATTGCAAACTGCCGGTGACTACATAGCAAGAACTGGTCGTCAAGAATTGTATTTTCAATATCGACATAACTCGCCATTGACCAATCGCATTGATCCTGGATCAACCAACATTATCGACTTGTATGTGGTCACACAGAGTTATTACACTGCTTATCAAAACTGGTTGCGTGATACCACAGGCACTGTGGAAGAACCAGCTGCGCCTACCATCAATGAACTCAGCACTGAATATCAAAATCTACAAGACTATAAAATGATTTCTGACAACATGGTAATTAATTCTGTATCGTTCAAACCGTTGTTTGGCGCCAAAGCAGCTCAGCAGCTTCGCGCCACCATCAAAGTTATTCGTGCTCAAAACAGCACAGCCAGTACCACAGAAATCAAGAGTTCTGTACTGGCTGAGATGAATACATATTTCAGCATTGACAAATGGAATTTTGGAGACACGTTTTATTTCTCAGAACTAGCTGCTTATTTGCACCGACAACTAGGAACCATCATCAGTTCAGTTGTATTGGTGCCCTTGGACCAACAAAAGAGTTTTGGTGATCTGTATGAGATACGCAGTCAACCCAATGAAATTTTTGCCAATGCGGCCACCATAGACAACATTGATGTGATTGAAGCTTTGACCAGTTCTAATCTACGCACTGCACCAGGCAGCGGGGTAATATAATGGCACGACAACGTTCAGTTGATTTTCTACCAGCAATTTTTCAAACACCAGTCAACAAGCAATTTTTGGCTGCCACGCTTGATACCATGGTGCAAGAACCCAAGTTCAAGAAAACTCAAGGGTTTATCGGTCGCACAGTAGGACCTGGTGTCAACCCCAAAGACAGTTATGTGGTAGAGCCTGACAAAGTTCGTCAAGAATATCAATTGGAACCAGGTGTGGTGATTCTTGAACCTGGCACCAAAAAAGTCAAAGATGCCATCACTTATCCTGGCATAAACGATGCCATTGAATTTGAAGGTGGCGACGCCAGCAGACCTGACTTATTGTATCAAAGTGATTACTACACTTGGGATCCGTTTATCAATTATGATGCGTTCATAAATTTCAGTCAATACTACTGGTTGCCCAGTGGCCCTGACCCAGTATCAGTGGCTGCACTAGGAGTGCCTAGTGAGTACAATTTCACAGTCACACGTGAAGACGGAGTATATTCGTTTTCGGGACAACCAGGAACCAATCCTGTATTAGATCTGGTGCGTGGGGGCAGTTACACTTTTCAAGTGGCACAAAATACCAAGGAAACTGAAAACTTTCGTGTGACCAACATAGGTACCACCAGTTATCAAATTGATTTTCAATCCAATCCTACTTTGGTATTAG